TCACCTATGGTCCTTGCTTCGTCCATGGCGTCCGTCAACTCCTGGCCGGAAAGTGCCTGTGCGTTCTTTCCCAGTTCGGCCAGTCTGTTTTTAAGGTCCTTTTTGGACATTTTCAGTAATTCTTCTCTTGTCATGTCTCTAATCTCCTTTCATATCTTCTTACTGGCCCATGTGTGCCATAGTAAGTTCAATAATTTTGTTTAGCTTCTCCCGGTCCTGCTGCCCTGCGTGGGCTTCCCCGGAAAGAAGTTTCTGCGGTACATTGTGGCAATAAAACTTTGTGTATTCCTGGACGGCTGCGGCTATGGTGTTTTCCTCGCCTACCTTTACCCGGAAATACTGGGCGGCCTGGGTGCCATTTAACCAGGTTTCCGCTTCCATGAGTTCTTTTATCGTCTCAATGGTTACGCCCTCGGCCAAATGTTCTTCATAAATCGCCCAAATCCCGCTTTCCACGGCGTCCAGGGTGTCCGCCATTTTCCGCAACTCCGTGGCGTTCCCGTCACAAACCGCCCACGGCTTATGTATCATCAAATAGGCGTTGGACGGGATTGTTGGCATATCACTGTCCGCAAATGCGATTACGGAAGCAATGGACCCGGCCAGGGCGTCAACGCACACTGTTTTCTTTCCCGTGTAGCGTTTCAGCATATTGTAAATGGCTATTCCGGCAAATACGGAACCGCCGCCGGAATTGATGTAAATATTCAAATCTTTTCCCCCGGCTTCAGCCAGGAAATTCTTGATTGCTTCCGGGTACTGGTCCTCTTCCTGCCAGGCTCCCCACCAATCGCTTACAATGTCCCCGTAAAAATAAAGGTCCACGCTTGTGTCCGTTGCGTTCTTAAACTCGTAAAACTTCCCAACCGTGGCCTTTGCCGGGTCTTTGCAAAGTTTCAAAATGCTTGGTGCTTTCGGCATATCCTTAACCCCCTTTCATAGTCTGAAAATAGGCACGTGCGGCGGCTTCCATTGCCCTGCGTTGTTTGTCCTGCTGCGTCCCTGGGTCCGGCGGTGGGTTATTGCTTCCGCTTCCCTGCCCTACTTGGTAAAGGCTTTGGTCCCCGGCTTTCACGTAGTTGAGTGATACCATTCTCACGTCCCCGTCATCTACCGGACCGTAATACATAAGTGCCCGGTATTCGTTTATCGTCATGGCCCCACGGTCAAACATATTTCCGCCGATTGTGTCACGTGTCTGTAATGTGGCATACTGCAAAAGGTTGGCCGTAAACTCTATCTTGTTTCCGTACCCTATTTCCCTTGGTGTCAAAAGTTTAAAAGTAAACTCATAACTTAACTGGATAGCGATAGGCTCAATCACGTTTTCATAAAAACTAATCCATTCCTGGTCTGAAAGGGTGGAAGTCAATACCTTTTCATTTACTCCGTAATAGCGGTACACGTTATCACGTAGGAATGTAATTTGATTTACTGGCACGTTTGGCGTGCGTTGTGCAATCTCTTTAAATTCCACCGTACTGTCTATTGCGGCAATGCCCCCGGCGTTTTCCGCTCCCATATAGGCGTCCTGGAAGTCCTTTGCAATCTGTTTTAGTTCTTTGTCATCTGCCAGGTTGTTGTATTTCAGATACCCGGCCAATGAATTGGAGCGGTTTACAATGTTCTTTACGATTTCCCCGGACGTTTCCACAAGGTCCAGGCTCCGCTTTAACTCAATATCCGGGGAAGTCCCCAAAAACCGTTTTTTGTTATACCTTGCCTTTATGTGTATGACATTCTGATAAGGCACCGTATAGGTTTCCCCGTCATAATCCCACCGGAAGCGGAAAAGGATATGGTGCTTGTCATCTTCAAAAATGCGGAAACTCTTTGTAGTGATTGGTTGTATGCTCTGTACCCTTGTAAAATCCTCGTTGTAGAAAATCACGGAAAAGGAATTGGAAGTATAAACCAGGTCCGCCGCAATTCTGTAAAGAAAGTCATACGTTGACATTTCCGGGCATGGCCGCAATGTCAAAATCCGGGCCAGGTAATCGTTTTTTATCGTCATTCCCTTTTCGTCCTTTCGGACAACCTGGGGCTGTAACTTTCCTACGTTCTTGGCTATGGCGTCCGCAATGGCTCCCACAATATCATTGTCCCGTAAGGTTCCTGTTGGCACATACTCCCCACGGCTCAATAAAAGCGGTCTGTATTTTGCCTTAAAGGCTCCGAATACGTTTGCTATAATTCCCGTATCATTACCCCCTTTCCTCAAAAAATAAGCCCATGGAACACGTCCATGGACCTATTGTAAAATTATTCGTGTTGAAATTCTGACCCACTTTAAAGCCCTGCTGCCGGGCGGCCATTTACGCCGCTTCATTCAAAAGTTTTTTGCCTATCTCACTATGGTATTTTGATACCATTGTCATAGCGTCAAAGACGGAAACGGCCCCGTCTATTCTCATACGCTTTTCAATCTTCACGGGCTTCATGCGGCTATCATTCATATTGATTTCCACGGCCACGTTAAGAAGATGTGACGCCAAAAGGGTGTTGTCCCCCAGGTTATACTTTCCGTCCTTTAAATCCCCCTCAAACTGGTGTAGGATTGGCGTTAAGTTTGTGCCCTGGTAAACGTCATCTGTTTGGAACCCGGCCATTTTTAGGTCATCTACCAAATACCCGGCACTGTAACGGTCATAGCCGATTTTTAACGGGCGGATTTTGTAAACCTTAACCAGTTCTATGAACCAGTTATACACGTCTTTATAATCCACCTGGTTTTCCCCGGATATTTGCAAAAATCCTTTTTCTTTGTATATGTTGTACGGCGTGTTATCCTCATTCACGGCCACTTCATACCGCTTCTTGGGCATATAGAATTTTGTAATCACATTCCATTTTCCATTCTTCCAAATAACGATTGACGCCGCCGTTAAGTCCGTTGTCCTGGAAAGGTCTATGCCGCCAACGCAATAGCACCCCCGGAATTGCTCCAGGGTAAGGCGTAAGTCCTCGTTTACCGCTTTCATAACGTCCCAGTAATCCAACCACGCCACACTGGAATTTTGCTTGATGTTGCAATACTTTGTAAGAAACTCCACTTTCTTTGAAAGGGACGCTTTTGCAATCTCTATCTGCTCTATGTAAAATTCCTCTGACACGGACACGCCCAGGTTCGGATTGCTCTTTTTTAATTCCTCTAAATCGTCCCAGGCTTCGATATTGTCAATCATGTAGAGGAACGGCAATATTCTTGTTTCCTTGGAATTGCCCTTTAAGAATGATGTTGAACGCCGCATGAGTTCATCATAAATACCGTCATTGATATATCCGGCGGTTGATATGGATAAAATAAGCGGCTGCTTTCTCGCCCCCAGT